TTCTTGCGCAGGAAGTCGGTTGCAGCCGTCCTGCGGAATTTGATCAGTTCGTTATTGACGTGATTGGAAGTGAGGGCCATTGGCCGCTATCCTTTCTTCAATGGCCGTCACGCCATGCACCCAAAGAAAAACCCGCCTTTCGGCGGGCGTTTTCGTCCAGAATGCAGATTGTTCAGGCCGTGGCTTCGTCCCAAAGCGCGTCGTCGGACAAGTCCGCTTGCGAGGCGCGCAGGGCTGCATTTGAACGGCTCGCGCCATTCAGCGAGGGAGGCAGTTCAACCTTTGGACGGCCATTGTTCTGTTGAGGCTGGGCTTCGGCCTGCCATGCAGCCATCGCCGCCTTCCGAAACTCTGGGTCTTTCAGAGCTTCTTCACGCAGGCGTTGCTTATAGGCAGTCAGATCGCCGCCGATCTCCTGGCGGGTCTTCTGCTCGCGATGCCACTGGATGAGGGTTTCGCCAGGATCACGGGAAGCCTGCATGCGAGCCTTCAGAGCCGCATCAACCGGACCTTTGGTCACGGCCGAATAGGCTTCCTCGAACTCGCCTTTGTACTTCGCGTGGGCGGCCTGCATGCTCGTTTCGCGGCGCTCCGCAACCAGCTCTTCGCGAATTTCATCGCGCAGGGCTTTTGCATAGCCGTCAGGATCAAGAAGCGGATCAGGCTTTGCGGCCTTCTCAGGCTGCGGCTGCTGAGCCTGCGGCGGTTGCTGCTGCTGTCTGGCCTGCCACTGAGCGCGCTCGGCGCGCAGCGCCTCCAGTTCAGCGGCCATCTGCCGCTTTTCTTCGTTGATCTCGCGAACCCGCCACGACGGAACCTGCGGCGCGTTGTCATCGACCGCGGGCTTGTCGGCCTGCGGCTCTGGCGTCAATTGCACTTCAGGTTCGGGCTGCGGCTCCGGTTCGGGCTCAGGCGCAGGATCAGCTACCGGCTCTGCCGGCGCATCATCCATGGCCTGATCGAAAAGAGCATCCTCGTCCAGTTCCTCAACATTGCTCATGGTTTCGTCCTCTCGCGTTTCGTGCGATCACGTGTGCCAGCATGTCGCTGCGGGCGTGCGGGTAAGCCTGTATCGTCGGCTTGTACGATCTCTCGCATCTGGTCATCCGATATCCCGCGCCCGTGCGTGTAGTCGCGGGAGACCTTGATGCGGTCTTGTGTGAACGTGACGATCGCGCCGTTATCCAGAACGACGGTCCAGTGGTTGTCGTGCTCCCCGGACTCGAAAATGATCGCGTAGCCGTGCCCCAACGGGGTTTCGACCGAAATCATTTCGCTGAGTTGGAGCAATCCTTAGGCTGCCGGCTGCGGCTTTGACTTCGCCATCTGCGCCTGGTAGGCGGCCTTGTCCCTGGCGATGTCCATGTTGTTTTCGTGCGCCTCGCGGTCCAGCCGCGCCTTATTGGCGGCCTTGATGCGCTCGATCTGAATGTCGGCTGCAGCCTTCATCCGCTGAATTTCGATCTCATTGGCGGCGCGCATGCGCTCGATCTGCGCATCCATGGCCGCGCTGTGCTCCTCAAGCTGCTGCTGGCGGGCCTGAATTGCCATGTCCTGCTGCTGCTGCACCGCGGCGCGCTGATCCTCTCGCTGTGCCGTCTGAGCATCCAACTGCGCCTTGACTTGCATCGCCATGACCTTTGGGTCGGGCGGCGGCGGCTGGTTCTGCTTCGCCTGGATCTTATCCAGCATCGGCTTCTTGACCGAGTTGGGCAGCGGCGAAAGCTCCAGCGCGATCTCAGGGAACATCTGCGCGAACTGCGGGCCAAGCGACTGCAGCACCATCATCGAGTCGCCTTGCAGGTTCACTGCATCCGGGCCCTCATCGATGATGATATCCACGTCGAGCGATCCGATCGCGTTGACCAGCGCCGGCCGGCCGTATTGGTCCATTTCCATCTTGTTGATCTGGAAGAACTGCGCCACGTTCTGATCGTCGGTAACGCGAATCCAGCGCTCGGAGGTCCAATAGCGCTGAATGGTGTTCCAGATGTCCCGATAGACGCGGATTTTCCAGTTCTTGTACGCCGACAGGTACGGGCCGAGCTCGGCAATGCCAGCCTGTTGGAGCAGCTGAATGGCGCGGCCAGAGCTATCCTCGAGCCCCTGCCCGATCAGCGCCGGATTTGGTCCGAAGTTCTCGATCTCGTTCTTGGCCTCCTGGAGCATTTCCAGTTGTCCCTTGAAATCGGTCTTGGTCGTATCGTCCGGCGTCATCTGAAGGCCAGGATTGGTCTCAACCCAACCGTCAGGCTTGGCCCATTCACGCCGGGCAACCTCGATATCGTCAACCGCGCCCTTTTCCGAGATCACGCGGCGGCTGTTGAGCAGATGCAGCGCCTTGGAGCGGCGGTGATTGATCTCGTCCTGCGGGCCCTTCAGGTTGCGCACGAACCCGTAGCGGTCGCCGTCGTGATCGACTGCGGCCGAGAACATACGGTAACGCGGGAACGTCTTGCCCTTCTCGTCGATGAACGGCGAAACGCCCTGCATGAGCATGGTGCTGCCGACATACAGGCACCAGCGCCATTTGCCGCCCTTGATGTACCAATGATCGACAAGCTGGAGCTTCTTTTCGTTCGATTGCGTCCAGTTGGTGTCGCGGTCCTGGCTGGCCGGCGTCGTCATGTCGCTGCCGGTATCGGTGAACAGCTCGTCAATCTCGTCCGCGCGGTCAGGAACAAGCTCTTTCACCTGTTCCGCGTCAACCGGCTTGGAGACGCCGAGAAAGCGAGCATCGGTAAAGCCTTCATCGACCGAGCGCGGGTCGTAAAAGAACCCGTCACCATAGGTGATATGCAGCTCGAGCGACGGGTCTCCCTCATCGCCGGGCACGAGATCGTATTCAATGCCAGCAATGCCATCAATTGCGCCGGCGTGAGCGATGCGGGATGATTTCGATTTCCAGTCGTTATTGTCGAGCACAAAGCGAAGCGTTGCGGTCGCCAGTTCGGCGCCCTCGTCATGCTTCGGGGTGCGAGCATAAGCCTTGGGATCTTGCCGCAGACGTTCCACGAGCCCCACAATAGCGTCGATCTTGCGCACGATACGGTTTGACGTGACCGGAGGCTGCTTGCGCGACCGCAGGATGGCAATCTCTTCCTTCGTCCATTGATCGCCGTGGTAGTAATGGCGAGCCTGGCCCATCTCCCGCGCTTCGGCGTCCTTGATCGCGGCAAAGTCCTGATACTGCCGCTTCAGGCGCGTCACGTCGTAGTAGTCGTCAGGGCTGTCCTGGCTGATAACCGGGCGCTGGCTCTGCGGGAGGGTGGTAGGAAGGGTCTGCATTAGCGCGGCTTGCCGGGCTTTCCCTTGTACCAGCCGTAGTCGTAAGGACTCGGCGGCACGGTGGATGTGTTCTGATCACTCATAGTGTGGCCTTCCAATCGGTGGAGGCGCCGCCAGATGCAGCGCGATAGCCGGACACGTTCTTGGGCTTGTCGTCGTTCGCGGCAGGCTTAATCCACGGCCTAGACATGCAGGCATACCGGCCTTCATCCGGCGCGTGGTCTTCCATGTCGCTGTCTACGTCTTCAGGCTTGTCAGGATCATGCTGCAGCGCCGGCACGGTCCTGATGAAGTCTACACAGGTCGAGAACGTCACAAGCATCGGCAGGCCATCATCGTCGCCCACGAGACGGGCCCGCATCTGATCCCATCCGCCCAGCGCGCCGCGCGCCGGAACACGCTTGTTGTCAGCCGGACGGAACGGAACCAGCTTTGCCTTGATCAGTTCCGAGTTAATTCGTTCCGCAATTGACGGGCCACCGTCTTCGCTAAAAGCAGCCGGATCGAGAACGCCACCAACCAATCGAGGGTCCTTTGCCTCCAGCGTCGCGAGCTTGGCGCCCACTTCGTTCGCATGGAGCTTCAGTCCCGTATTTGGCTTGCCCGGCACCATCCCGTACCATTCGCGATAGCGAACCAGGCAACCACGAGGTAGACAAAGCCCCTGCGGTGTCTTGAACTTATCCCCGACGACAGCCCACCAGCCGAACGAGAACGGCTTTGCAGAGCCCCAATCGCCAGATCTAAACCGCGTCCAATCTGCCGGTATCTCGAATGGCCTCACGACGTGTTTGGCCGAGTCCCAGCAATCAAAGAACGCGCCTTCAACAACATCCCAATCGCCAGCCAGCCAAGCCTTTACCAGCTCCGAGGAACCGGACTGGTAAAGGTTTGCCACATAACCAGAGCCAAGATAGCGATTGTCGCTCAGCTTCGACGGAATGAATATCCTGTTCTTACGAACCACCTCGCCGTTGAACGGATTGGTGAAATCCTCCCACATGAGAGACCAGCCTTGCGGAGCCGGTGTAATATAGCGGGCCTTGACCCACTGATGCCCAGGCCCACCAGGATTGCCGGTCGCATGAAACTGGCAGGGTACGCCAGCCGCAGACCGAAGCGTCGCCCTGAGTTTGTTGACGGGCTTTGGATCAGCCCAATGCGTCAGCTCCTCGAAAAAAACGTCTGTGTAGTTGTGCCCCTGATAGTTGTCAGCGTCCGCGTCCCTATCGAGATATTCAAACTTGAGCCGCGCGCCATTCGGAAAGCGCCACCACTTCTTCTGCTCATTCCACTTGGCCCCGATCGGGCCATAAATCTG